CTATTGCTGACAAAGCCAGAAGTTGGCGCGTCAACAGATACATGGGGAAGCAAGGTAAATACCGACTTAGACACCATTGATGCGGTGTTTAAGGGTGACGGTACTGGCACATCAGTTGGTTTGAATATTGGCGCAGGCAAGACATTGGTAGTGGCAGGCACAGCATCAGTATCTGGCACTTTAACTGTCTCGGCAACCGATGCCATCAAGATTGCGTCAGGTACTACGGCACAGCGGCCAGGTTCACCGGCAGCCGGTCAACTCCGATACAACACCAGTGGACGAATTGCCTGTAAGAATCGGTGATGGGACAGCCGATCCAACAGCGCCAGTGGACGAATTGCCAGTGATGGCAACAGTTCTGTTAATGCCGACTGTACCTACATTACCGGTGGCAATCGTTCCATCTTCTTGAATCGATACGTTGGTCAGCAGCGTGCCAACAGCACCAGTGGCTGCATTTCCACTGATGACAACATTACCTATGCCATAGACACCATTGCCGTAATAGCCAGAGCCATATGCAGCCATGCCGCTGCCCCTACGCTCAAGCCAACCGGATCAGACCGGTACTGGCATCATTGGTGGGCATTGTCAGTGTGAATGTTCCAGCAGTCACGGTCTGACTGCCAAATGTATGCACGCTAACTGCTTTATTTGATTGGGTTGAGTTGTAGATCAAAACGCAATCAAAGGCTGTGGATAAGGTCACCGATGAATAGGTAATGCTGGCGCTTGGTGTGACAAACGCTGTCGTTCCGCTAGTGCTCGGTGCAGTGCCAAATGTCACTGTGACACCGCCTGCGGTGTAACCTGTGCCAGAAACCTCGCCAGTGGCCGTGTATGCGGTTGTGGATGCATTGATGGTGGCAGATGCCAAATACAAAGCTGCCTTGAATGTGTCTGCTGTGGTGGCAGCGCGAATCACGCCAGTGCCGAAATTGTGAACGCCGGTCAGCAAATCACCTTTGAAACTTGTACACATACTTTGCGTGTTCGCCATGACTAATCCTTATCCAATTGCGGCCGCAACACCATCCGCTGCGACACTTTGCTTCAAAACAACATGGACTGATCTGTGTACCAGTTCGTCATCCAAACGATATTCAACCCAACTGATGATCTCTTTGTCACTCTCAGTCGATCCCTCAGACTTGGCCAACAAAGCCTCATCCATCTCGCCCTTGGTAGTAGTGATCATCATCCGAATGTCCTTGCTCGCGTCATCAATGTGCCGCCAGAGGTTGATCCACGGTCATCAGCAATCTGCAACTGCTCTAAGCCAGCCGCATATAACGATGACCACACTGAGATTCTCGCATCATCTTGCAAGTAAGGCGCAGCCTGTAAAAGTGAACCGTACAAGTAGACATCAGGCGCTTGTGTCAGCAGCCAGTTGGTAGTGTTGGTAGATGATAACTTTGTCAATTTGGCGTAGTAGACCAGATCAGCGGTGTATGCACCATCAGGTATTGGCAACAGTCTGAATTGGTTTCCCACCACCGTGAAATACAGCGGCTTACCGCTGGACAAGTATGTGGTGTTGGACAGCGCGTCCATGGCATCAATCGTTTGAAACTGCAATGCAGTCACTGGATTGGTGTCGAGCTTGACAGCCTTGGCCTCCAAGAAGTCATCAGGCACTGTGCCGTACTCAGCACCAGCCGCAAATGATGCAGTGGCACGCACAATCATCTGTCTAGTTCGCAACTGGCGCTCCATCTGAGCCTCTGCCAGACTGATGAAGTCAGGAATAACTGATGTCAAATCAGACCGATTAAGCCAATCAGCCAGAGATGTTTTCAGTTCGTCATATGTTGTCAGTGCCATTAGACTGCCTCTTTTTCCATCTGTTCTTTGACAATCCAAGTGTGCTCATGTCGGAATTCAAAAGTGCCAATGTGTCCGATTTCCTTGGAGACATCGTGATCAATATACACCTTGAATCCAAGTTCTTGTGCCTTCTTGCAGAAGAACACATCCTCGCCCATATAGCCACGGTTGTCATACTGCCATGGCATATCAAACCAAGGCTCAGACATACCTTGAAACACTTCGCGCTTGATTAGCATCACGCCAGTGCCAACAGAGCCGACTTCTTCCAATCCGGTGGACTCAGGCATAGAGAAGACCGGCTGTCGTTTGCCGTTCTCGTCATAGTTCTGCGCTGTCGGACCTGTCGGCATCCTGCGTCTGGCACAGTTGGCGGCCACAATGTCCACATCATGCGCGAGCAATCGCTGGATCATGTCCTGCGGAAAAGTCATGTCGGAGTCGATAAAGAGAATGTGGCTGCAACCCTCACGCATCGCGTCCAGACACAAGTCAGCACGCTGATTCTGGATCAGTGTGCCTTGCAGTATCTTGAGGCTGACAGCATCAGTGGTGTTGAGCGTGTGGTACGCCACCATGTTGACCATGCAATAGGTGTAATTGGTGTGAACCATGTCACGCGCTGGAGTGCAGACGGCGATGTATTTCATACTTGGCCAGGCCTCACTCTGAAGAACCTGTTGTCTGGATCGTTGAGCCATTTTTTCATGTAAACCGGATCATCCAGCTTGCCTTCTGCCTTCAACTTGAAGTAAATGGATTCAGGAATGCTGGCCACATGATGCCATTCACCCTTCCAATTTGCTTTGTTGTCGATGGTGGCAAAGTCGCGTTTATTCGCCTCGATGACCGCGGTCAGGTCTTGCGTTGTCTGAATCGTTGCCTCATCAGTCGCCTCATCGTAGTGGAATGTGCGCGTGATCCCTTGTTCGGGGTTTGCATCAAAAAATCGTTTTTCCATGTAAGTAGGGGAGGATTTCTCCTCCCCTTCCCTCTCAGTCGATTAAGAAGTGATCAAGTCAGCGGCCAGACCGTGGGCGTTTTCAGCCAACACTTTGTGACCCCATTCGATCAACAGCATACGCTTCTCAGCGTCACCGGTTTTCGCCAATTCAACTTGTTGATATGGGCGCAACACGGTCATCTTTGCGTACTCAGGATCGATCACCCATGCATCGCGCTCGCGTTGGAAACGGTTGGCGATGACAGAGACTTGACCGAAATCGCTGACATAGATGTCAACAGCGCCAATCAAAGTGGCAGGACGATCGCCACCGTTGATGTTGTAACGCTGTGATGCAATGCCAGAGAAACCAGACACGCGCTGCTTGTTGACAGGACCAGTCATCAGAATCTTTGGAGTACCGCCAGCAGTCCATACTTTCTGAATCACATTCTTGAGAATGGTTTCAGTGAAAGTACGCACATTGCCGTCAGTGCGAGCACTGTTGGGCAGTGTGGTGTAGCTAGGATCAGTGCCATTGGTCTGCTTGTCAGTGTTGGTCTTTACAAATGCGCCCAAAGAGGCAGTCACGCGAGCAGTGGTAGTGTTACCGGCCACGGCAATACCGCCATTCAAGAGGATGTACTCTTGGTCGCGCTTCAACTCAGAACCGCGCTTGGCGATCTGATAAGCCAATTCAGAACGGCGGCCAGCTTTGTTGACCACTTCTTCAGTGTTCGACAAAACGATGGTTTTGCGGCTGATTTGGGCATAGTTGGTCAAACGAACAGTCGCGGTGACTGAATCAAAAGACGCAACATCATCACCTTCCAACTGAGCATTGGCGGCGGCATCTGCCAAGGCGTCTGTCTGCCACTCAAACAAAGTGTTTTGAATGGTTTCGCGGCCAATGTTGGATTGGTAGGGAGTTTCTTCGGGAGAAATGTTTGTGATCACATTACTCAGGTCTTCACGAATACCCTTTGCAGAGTATGTGGTAAAGGTATTGCTTACGATGGACATGATGTTTCCTTATTTCAAGAGTTTGTAGATTGCATCAGCCGCGTCATCGACACGGCCAGTTTTCGCAAGACGCTGTTGTGCTCGCATAGCCTCTGTATTGCTTGAAACTCTTCCTGCTGCGCCAGGCTTGGCAGGTTTGGGGCCACTTGTGCGATTGATACAGTCTTAACGGTATCGACAAAAGCGGTTACAGGTAATGCATCAACATTGGCGGTTGGTAGCATTACTCAGTCTTTAAACATAGATGGCATAGGCAATGCAGCCACTGGTGCAATTGGCACGGTTGGCATCACCAGCACCACATCTGTCAGCGGTAATGCAGCCACTGGCGCTGTGGAGACAATGCCGTCTGAAGTTATTACATTTCAAGCAATCACCGGCATATCGGCCACAGGCTCAGTTGGCAGCGTAACTCAGTCGGTTTCAGTGGCGCTCACTGGCGTTGATCTGTCAGGCATTGTTGGCACTATCATTGGTTATGGATGGGGCGCTATTCCTGACACACCAGAGTCATGGACGGCGCAATCAGATAATTCTGAGACATGGACACCAGTTTCCGATTCCTCGGAGTCCTGGACACCAGTTTCTGACACCTCAGAAAATTGGTCAGAAATAGCGGAAAATGAAATCACTTGGCAAGAAGCCGCATAGGGGTAAAGAATGGCAGATACAACCACCACAAATCTATTGCTGACAAAGCCAGAAGTTGGCGCGTCAACCGATACATGGGGAACAAAGATCAATACCGATCTGGACACCATTGACGCATTATTTACCACTGGTCCAGCATTAAAACCAAGCAAAGGCGGTACTGGAATTGCAAACAGCGATTCAGCCACTGTCACATCATCTGGAAATTATGCGTATACAAGAACTTTGACCGCATCAACC